GTGCTTCTCGATCGCCTGCATGGCGATAAGGGCATATTTCGCGTCAGCAGACGATGGTGGCGTCGGTTCGGGATTGTTATCGTTAGCGGGCTTGGCAGTAGGCGCACGAAAGGCTATGACGGTTGCAGTCATGATCGGTTCCTTCGGTTTGGCTATGGAGCGGCGCGGGAGTTCCAGTCCCAGCGCCGCTCTTTCGTTTTAGTGGGTCGTGCCGATTAGACCGTGGAGTTTGGTTAGGCCTTTGCCGGTCACCAAGGCGGTGACGCTGCGTTGCAAGCCCTTCTCCGGATGATCCCAGCTGCCAATCTTCACGTCGAGCAAGCCGGCGTTGATCTTGTCCTGATAGGGTTCGCCCACCCTGGTAAGCCATCCAAGCTCGCGAAGCTTTGCCGCAAGGCGATTGCGCCCCGTGCCCAGCGTCTTCGCAGCTTGCCCGAGCGTAATAGCATCCGGAGCGGCGGCGACTTGATCGGCAAAGGCAACCTTCGGCGCTGCGGCTTCCACCGCCTTTTCTAGCTTGAGCCGAGCTTCTACATTATCCAGCAGAAGCTTGCGGAGCGCGGCAGGATCCGAAAGGGCGCGCTGCACATCGACAGCGCCCCTCGCTTCAAGCTCCTGCCATCGGTCGATGATGCGAGCGCGCAGATGCACATCATAGCCAGAAACCAGGATCAGGCTTTCTCGCTTCGGCAGCAGAAACTCGGGCTGCGCTTTGTTCTGCGCGTTCAAATAGGACGATCCAAATTTGGAGAGTCCTTCTTCGCCCAGCAACTCGCCCAGTGTGGTGCGGATATCGCGCATGACATGCGCATGCTGCTTGCCAGTCAATTCCGCGATTTCGCGGCTGCTCATCGTCTGGGGATGGCCGTTGTGGTCAAAGCCACCTATGGTCATATCGTTCATTGGATACCTATCCTTTGAAAGGCGTCGGGTGGTTCCTAGGCCGTGCCCGACGCCGCTTTTTCTGCGGCAATGCCGCTTTTGATGAACTGGACGAGCTGGCCGTTCAGCGACGTGCAGTTATCTGCTGCAACATCCTCAACCTGTGACTTTATGCCCTCCGGCAAGCGTAGGATCATCCGATCCCAATGCCTCACCGGCTTCTCAGAGTTTGCCATCTTAACCTCCTAAGCGCTGATATCTGGTGCGCTTAGGGTGATATCACTCAGTTCTGCTATCGCGTCAAGCGATCATGATATCATGCGAAGAAAATTGTTTTCCACGAGGGGGCGACGTAGACGCGTGAAATGGCTGATGAGATCGACACTCCTGAGACCGCACGACTCCTTCTAAGAGTGCCGGCGAGATTGAAGGATCAAGTCCAGGAGCGAGCTGCCGCCAATCAGCGTTCAATGAACACAGAGCTTGTCGCAATTTTAGAGGAAGCGGTGAACGGCCTGAGCGGCGCTCGGCTTCGCGATCTGCTGGACGACTACAAACGCACTAAAGAGAATGTCGAGATACTCTCCGCCTCGCTAAATAGCGCTAAGGATCAGCAAGCCTCTATTGAGCGCGAGATTTTTGACCGGATCAAACGCGCTGAGCTTGGCCAATTGCCAGAGGCGGATAAGCTGATCAAAGAGGCTTCGCGGATACTTGGCGACAAAGAAGATTCAGCGAGTTGGTCTGAAAAGGTTATGAAGGCGGACGTGCCTAAGACACCCTAGCCCCGATGCGCATCCACAAAACGCTGCGGCGGGTCAACGCACCGCATCGCTGAGCCCGTCCTCGGCCTGATCGAACAACCATCTCCAGTAGAATAGGTTCTGGCCTGGGATCAGCCTACGCGCAGCTTTGATATCGCTCTCCGACACATCGCCAGAAAGCGCAGCGCCGCTCACGATCGCCATGTCCTGCATACCGGCGACAGTGGGGCCGAGAAGGCCGACAACGCCTTGGCGTTGCTTGAAGCGGGAAAGCTCCTCACCGCCGACGGCTGCGCGGACTGAAAACTGACCCCTGCTTGCGATGTCGAGGGCGCGATCAAACGTGAAGGCGTAGCCAAGTGCGCCGCCGCGATCGATCCCCTCAAGCAGCCATTGCTCGGGATCGTCGGAGAGATGCTCCCCGCCTTCATCAAGGCCGTAGGTGAGATAGGTCCGCAACCAATAAACTAACATTCCCATTCCAGCCATACCGACGAAACCGGACAGCGCGGCGGCGTCACGCTGCTGCAGGCCTGCCAGAAGCACTCGCTGCATTGAGGCCACCTGGAAGCTCTGGAACTGCCCTAGGATCTGTCCAAGCTGCGACGACATCCACAGAGGTTTCTCTTGGGATGGCGTCACAATGATCTTATCGATCTCTTTGCCGAGTGCGGCACGATAATGACCGGCCGCCTCTTTATCGTCCCACGCCTGTGTGTTCGCCCACTTGAGTGTGCCCTGATCCTCGCCAAACTTGCGGAACTGCTGATCGATCCGCACCGCCATGTTCTCATCGATGCCGAGGTGAGCTAGGCGCTCCACCTCCTTCTTAGGCAGATTACCCGACGCCCATTTCGCAGCGGCCTCAAGGGTGCGGGTCTGCGTGACCACCCCTGAGAAAGACTTCATGGCGTTGTCCCAAGGCGTCATCATGGTCAGCAGACCGAACTTCTCAGTCGCAGCCTCAACGCCACGCTCAAAGCGGTTGCCGTGGCCAAACTCCTCAGTGACATCAGCCAAGCGTGCAGCGCGACCATCAAGGACAATCTCTAAGGCGGCGCCGGCGAGCTTGGCTTCCTTGGACGCCAGCTTGTAGCCCTTGGCATTGGTGATCATTGGCAGTAGCCCGTCGCGCATCACTCTCATGGGGCCGTGCACGAAAACGGGCCGCATGGTGTCTGGGATGGCCGACAGCACCATGCCGCCAAGCATACGCATGTAGTTAATCGATTTGGTGGTCCGGACGGTTCGGGAGAGAATGCCCTGAGGGTTGTCGGGCATGGCGTAGGTGCCACGGATACGATCACGCACAGCCGCGAGGTCGCGCAGGTCCCGCTCCATAGACTTGTTTAGTTTCGTGAGCTTGCCCTGGTCCTCAACGCCATCACGTAGCTTGGCGTAATCGTCCCGGATCTTCTGGAAAGCCTCTTCCATGTCGGGGCTGCCGAACGAACGGGTAAGCTCAACGTCGGTGGACATGACCCGATGGTATACGCGTGCGACCCGCTCGGCGTCCTTCTCAAGGAACTCCTCGATCTCAACCGTCGGGATTGTGAGGGTTAGCTGCTTAAGCGGGCCACGCTTCACCGCCACTGGCCGGAACACCATCCCGCGATCCTCATGCGAGAGAACGCGATCCGTGATGTCGGAGGCGATACCTTTCAGCTCTTCCGGTGAAGCGTCAGCGATACCCCTGATCTCGTCGCGGTAGCCTTCGGCCTGCTCAAGCTTCTTTTCAGCCTTGGTCTTCACCTTCCCGAAGTCGGGCGAGTCCGCGATACCTTCCACCTCATCGGCCAATTTCAGGTGCTTCTCCAACGCGGCACGCGCTGCGCGAACCGAAGATTGCGCGACCTCCATCTCCTCCATGAAAGATTGCTGGCGCCCTTCAAGCCACCGGACGATCTTGTCCTCAAAACCCGGCTGAAGCTCTCCTTCGCCGTCGCGCCAGGCTTGTCGGCGCGCCGCGATCATGTCGCGGTTGTAGAGGCGGGTAAGATAAGACTCTGCGACTTGGGACTTGACCCCATCGGGCAATAGACCTTCCTCGATAGCCGCCTCCTTGAGAGGATCGAACACGGTCTTGCGAACCAGCTCAGCGGCTCGCGCCACCTCAGGGATGTCGTGCGTGTCTCCCCGGATAAGAGCGCGGCCAACCTCTTCGGCGAATTGCGAGCGCGTCAGTTTGCCTTGAGTGCGCCCGGTCAAATCACCAACGGCTATCCCAGCTGATGCAAGCTTGCCGCCGCCGTCCGGTAGTCGGTACTTGAGAAAGGAGTCATCTAGGCCGACGAGTGCGTCAGCTAAGCCCGTCCGCCACATCTCCACACGTCTTGTAACAGCGACGTCACTGGCGACTCCAGTGGTGTTCTTGTTGCGGATGAGAGCGTCTTCGGAAAGCCGAGCCATGGCCCGTCTCGTCTCACCAGATGGTGAGGCGGCGGCACGCAAAAGCGGCGAGGTGGGTGTCAGTAGCTTATCAAGACCGAACGCGCTCTTGAGGCCTTCACCCGACAGAGGCCCACCACCACCGGTTTGAGCCGCGCCCATTGACCCCGAGGAGTACACGTCCAAGGTCTTTTCGAGCGCGCTCGCGCGTGACCCCACGCGTGACACGGCAGCCTTACCGCCCGCGCCCAAGGCGCTCGCTCCAGCTCCCAAGAGCCCGCCAAAAATCGTCGCAGCACCGATGTTCACGGCGCTCTCTCCGGCTGTTCTCGTCTCCTGAGTGCCCTGCAAAATGCCTTCAGCGACGGAACCCGCAACCAAGCCTGCGCCTGCCGATCTCAAGCCAGTCGAGGCGATAGTCCGTCCGACAGACAAACCTTCGGCGGCAGCGCCCCCAGGAATGAACACCGTCGGATCACCAAGAATACTGCCGGCCATGTTGGCGAAGTTGGCGCCAGAGAAGAACTCGACGTCCTGCATCGCTTCCCGACGCTCGTTCTCTTGGTCGATACGGGTGCGGATACGTTCGAAGTCCGTACGATTGCGAGCGCCCACAAAGGAACTAGCGTACTCAGCGTATGGTGTGTTCTCCAGACCATCAAATGGATCGAAGTTTGGGTCCTCACGCTCTGGCGTAGGGTCCCACTTGTCAGCCAGCCACCGCGCTGTGCTGCCGATAACCGAGTCTTCCATGCCCATCTTAAAGGCAGCGGATGCGGTCGGCCTGATCTTTACCTCAGGCGGCAGCGCCACCGCGGGCGCTGCCTGGCGGGATTGCTGGAAGTCTTCGTCCGAGATGACTGGCATTACATCTTGTTCCCGCCGGGAAGCATGCGGAGGAGGTCAACGCCACGGCTTGGCGCGCGACTAGCGGCGCGATCGGCGCGTGCAGATTGTACGGTCTGGTTCCTTGTGCGCTGCTGCCGCTTCGCCTCTTCGGATGTCTTGAAGTCAGGCCTCCAACGCTTTGGCCTGCCCATGGTATCACTCAATGTGATGACCGTACCGTCAGGCTGCTGTAACACGCCGATATAGACGGGCTGCCCGTTCATCGTACCATATGGCTGCAATCGCAGGCGTTCATCTGCGTTAGGCTCGGACATGCCGTTGCCTAGGAGGTCATGGACTGCCTGCTCACGAATCCACTTGGCATCCTGAGAGCCCTTGTCGCTGACGCCGTAGTACCGCTCCGGCGCAAAGCGCATCAACTGCGACGATCCATTGATCTTGCTGACGCTCCACTCCTTGCGCAGTGTCGCCGTGGCCGTGGCCCGCGCTACATCAATATCCCCGGTGCGCTCGAACTCACTCTGCCAGACAGAGTTGAAGCGACCCACCAGCGTAGGTGACGGGTTCTGCCCAAAAGCATCCTTGAGCAAGTTGGCAGGATCACCGGCCTTTTTCGAGGATTCCGAAAACAGTGACTTACGGGCTGCCCGGTCTGACTGCGGCACACGTTCCATATCCGCCATCTTCTGCGATGCGTCTTCGGGCGAGAAGCCATTCTCCTGATACGTCTTGAGCTGCTGCGCCCGCGCGATTTGCTCATCCGAAAAGTCGTTCAGGATAGCAGAATTGCGAAGACCCATCTCCGCGATGACAGCAGCAGCATACGCCTGCTGCTTGGGGTTGGCACTTCGCAGTTGCCCGACCAATTGACCTTTGAGAGCAGGGGGGACGAAGCCGACCTTTGCCGCGAAAGCCACGTCGAAGGCCATTTTCTGCTGAGAGTTGATGCCGCGCTTCGCTGACAGCTCGCGGACATACAGAGCATCCCCAGCCTTCTTCACGTCGCCGTCAGCGGGATCGACTACCCCCGCAAGGATGCCTTGCTGAAGCTGTGTGGCAGCCAAGTCTTCCTCACGCTTCTTGGCTTCACGCTGCGACATATCCTGCTGCTGCTTGGCCACGAACTTGGGGTCGAGGCGAGATGCGATCTTTGCGGGTACCTGCCCCCATCGTTCGAGCGCTCCACCAGGCTGCTTTGCCACAAACTGCTCAAAGTCGGTTTCTGCATCTGCGTACTGATCGCGCAGAAGACCCTCATTGATACTAGATCTACGATCGATCTCTTTGAGGGCGCGTTCGCCACGTTCGGCACTAATCTGGCCGGTCTGAATGGCTTGATTGACGGCGGCATAAGCTGCCCCTCGATCAATCTCCTTCGGTGTTGGTTGATACGCTGTTCCACTACCCCCTACAGCGGCAACGTTCTTCTTCACGTAAGCCTTTGTTTCAGCTGGAGCATGTGCAAGCCAATTCTCGCCATGCCGCTCGACAAGATTGTCTACTGTGCCCGGTCCAGCGTTATAAGCGCCCCACATTTTTGCGAGGTCCCCGCCATAGCGGCGTTCCATCACAGCGCGGTATTCGCGTCCAACTCTCGCGAGATCCGACGGCCCTTTGGATTTATCCCAAGCCTTGATGCCGAAGCCGGGGTCAGCAGCGGTAGCAGGCATAACCTGCATCTCGCCCATAGCCCCGGCTCTCGACGTTAGCAGTTTGCCATTTGAACCGTAGCGTTTACCCGTGCTCTCGGCATGCTCAGTGATCGCATCGAGATTACCCGCTCCCGGTTTGGCCCCCGGCGTTGTCGCCGCATCAGGGGCAGGACCCGCAAGGCCCATAAAGTGATCGGCATCAGCAGCGGCCATGCGGTTCTGCAATGGCTCGCGTAAACGTGCCATGAAACGTGCCTGAACTTCCGGCGTCATCTGCGGCCCGTATTTCTCCAAATACCGCCCAATACCGATGATGTCCGGTTCTACGGCGGCGAAAAGCTTGTCACCCATCGAGTCATGGATTTTCGAGGTGTAGGCAAGAGCACGCTGACGGCCGACTTCAGGGGTCGCATCCAAGTCGACACCGTCGATCTCGCGAGCCTTATCCAATACTGACTGCACGCCACTGGCGATGAAGTTGTCACGCTCGTCCTCCTTATCGGTGATTAAAGCCTGCTGAGCCCATGATGCAGACGTCGCGTCAAACGCCATTGAGCGTTCGGCCTTGGCGCCTTGGATCGCATGCGTAAAGCCTTGCTCCTGTGTGCTGCGATACACACCCTCAAGGCGTTGCTGAACGAAACCACGCATACGCGGGGTTGTGGCCTCCTTCAGCGCGTTGTCCCAAATCTCTTGAGTTTGAGCGTTGAAGCCTTGCTGTCCAGCGCGCGCCGCGCCCGCTTCGGTAGTCTTGTATTGGGCTAGGGTGTTACTTAGGGCAAGACCCTTGTCAGCAGCAATCTGGCGCGCCTGAGTGTCATCATTCTGCGCCTCTCGCGCATCCATGTCGGCTGCAAACTTAGAAGCCTGCCCGGCCAACTGGCCGAGACCCTGGCCAATGGCACCGAGCACCCCGCCGCCATCGTCAAACGCACGCAGACGCTCCTCGTTCGCCCGCACAGGCCCGATCTGATTGGGCTGATAGCTAGGCACCCTTGGCAAGGTTCCACTCCCTCTGTTTGTCCGCTCTGCACGTACGGCACTGACGCCTTCCATCAGGTGTGATGTAAAGATTGTCACCGCTCAACAGATGACCCCGAATGCATTGCGTCTTTGAAGAATTTATAGCGTTCACCGTGGAAGGAGCACGCAAGGAGTTCTCCCTGCACGAAACAGCTTCCAAGTGATCGGGATTGCAGCAGGATCTATTGCGGCAAAGATGATCTATTGTCAAACCTTCGGCGATCGGGCCTTTAAAGTACGTATATAACAGACGATGCGAAAGCCAAAACTTCCGATTGATTACTGTGTGGCCATAGCCATTTCGGCCAAGCTTACCAAGCCAAAGCCAGCAACCTTTGTCACGCCGGTCAACATGCCGAGATAGGATGCGATCAACTGTATTTGCAGGACGAGGCATCTACCAAAGTCCCTTTTTACCCTGCGATGTCCGCATATTGTTGTATTGCGATGCCTGAGACAGCAGGCTCGACCCAATGTCGAAGGCCCCTTTCACAAGCGCGCCTTTCCCGGCGCTCCGGCTCGCGTTTGCACTTGCTTCATAATTTGACGCACCGATATCGCGGCCCATTTGGGTCTGCGTGCGTTGGCGATAGATGCGGTTCACATCCTCATTGCCGAGGAGCTGTGTATCCGCCTGAACCTGTGCAGCAGTGCCGTAATCGACGCTTACACCACCAGCAGCGGCGCGGGCACGCTGAGCGCCAGTCGTTTGACCTATCTGACGGTACTGCGCCTGCGCTTGATCACGCGAGTTCTGCAAGTCAATTTGACTTGCTTCGCGCTCCATAGCCGCATTGCGCTCAGCTATGCGAGCTTGGCTCTTGGCCTGAGCATTCGCCTGCATGGCACCTATACCAGTGCTAGCGACAGACATAACCGCCGCGGCGATCGGGAGGGCAGCCGGCCCGCACATCAGCCAATCCTCTCGAACTGCTGGAATGCCACACCGCGCACGATCACTTCATCGGTGGCCACAGAAAAACCCCACTTGCGCAGCAGGCGGATTGCCCGATCATTGCGCGACGACACTAGGTTGGTCAGCTTGCGCGATGAATCGCCCATGCGCGAGAGGATGCCCGGCCCCCACTGGATCATCTCGCGGGCGTGACGGTACACCTCATCAGTACCAAGAAACCACGGTGTCCCGATCCGGTCGAGCAGGCTTTCAACGACCACGCCGAACATGGCATGAGGCACACCGTCAACGAGGGCTGTCCACGCCTTCTCGCTCGTCATGAACGCAGCGCGAAGAGCATACTTCGGCTCACGCCCCATTGCCCGGCATTCTTCCGCGTCGATCGCACGCATGTTGCTGGCGATGCGATTGATATGCTGCCACTGGGCAGGGACGAGGCGCACGCGCGTGTCCATCAGTCCCCCATGACCATATCGCGGGCCACACCAAGCACCGTCATTGGCAACGGGTCAGACGAGCGGATCCAGCAAGTGATCTCGTTCCATGCTTTGCCGTCCGTGGACAGCACGTAGTCATCGCCGTTCATCAGGGCATCTGGATCACCGTACGCCTCGCTCTCGCGGCTCTTCACCAGGAACAGGTGCTTGTCGTCGATCCCTGCCATGACGGACCGGCTATCACGTAGGATCAGGCATAGATCGCCCGTCTGCTGACGGCGCCCGGCATTGAGCCCGCTTCCCTTTAGAACAGAGCGGATCGGCAGCAGATCGATGTCAGAGGTATACGGCAGCCCGAAAGTCGCCTTGCGAGCCGTGGGCTTGCTCGGCGGCAGCACCACCCTACCATCGGTGACGATCAGATCGCGGACTACGACACCGTCGACCAAGCCCCACACCGTGCGACCTTCCACATGCCAAAGGCCCGTAAATACCGACTGCGGCTCGTCAAAGCTGCCCGACACCGAGCAATCCAGGTAGACAGCGTCCGCCACATCAGACCACAGATGCGGCGCGAGCCTCTCGACGAACCGCCGCGTCACGCCGCCCACCATGCGATCCA